GAAATTTTTCAGAAGCTGCGGCTCAGCTTTATTTCAATGGACTTGGAAGTTTGGAACAATATTATGATAAAAAGCGAGGATGCCTCGTTTTGGAGTGGAAATATGAATTTAGGAGAGATGAAACTAAATGAGTTAGCCAATGAATGGTTTGATATAGTTGAAGATAAACTCAATTCTTCTTTTCATCCTGATATTATCAAACTTATTAATAAGAGAATAGGAAGTGTTATTGTTGAAGAAGGTGCCGACTCTTGGAAATTCTATGCTTGGAGATACAAGTTCAGTAAAAAGAGTAAAAGTGAGTAATTGTGATTTCGATATAATTTCCAATTTTTTCGAGTGGGTTAATGTTTTTCAAAGTGAAATAGTTGCCCGTGAGATAAATAAGGACTGTGGTTATTTGGATGTTGAAATTGTGATGACTACAGAGGCAGAAGCATATATAAGCTTTCACAGATGGACGTGTTTTTATGGTAATCGAGATGGAAAAACTAGATGAAAAAGAACGTTATTTTGTTGATGAGTTTTGCTGTGATATCTGGGAAGCTTTTAGTTATATCCCAGAGGTTTATAATGAAATACTTTATTACCAAGGAGCGATTGTTTGGGAGGATATTAGTGATAGTGAAAGTGAAATAGTGAGGTGGATTAACACTTATGATAAAAATACAAAACGAAGATATCGAAAGAATAAAGGTCTCTACGGTTAAAGAGTTATCTAACAATCAACTCTTTATGATAGTACTATCTTTTCATATTTTTATATTAAGAGAAATTGATAAAGAACGAGGTTATTATCTCATAAAATGGATAGACCAAAATACTTCAAAAATAGTTGGCTGGGAATGTGAATATGGAAGAAAGAATGAAAGCATCTGAGGCAAATGTGAGGGTTTTAATAAGTAGACATCGTTTTCACCCATTTGTATTAGATAAAATAAGTAAAGGACTCGGTTATATTGTTTTCGACCGTAGGGAGTTTTTTGATGAAGGAATAGTTGCAGGATCTGAATTAGTTATAATAAGGTGGGAATATTGTGTCAAAGATAAAAAGATATCCAGCAGAACAGGTAATGAGAGAAATCGACTTTAGTTGTTTCCCTGTTGAAATTGCAAATGAAATAAAGAAAGGAAGGGGGTTTGTTGTTTTTGAAATTGAGTATCGAGGATATAAAGGATTATCTAAACCCCTCTGGGTCTTGTGGGAACATGTTTACAGAAAATGAATTCTTTCAAGAAATAAGGAAGAATAATCAAATAAAATTGGGGATGGGTATAGGATATGCTTATAAAGAATTAGAAAATATTCCTATAAATCACTTAGGGGGAACTTTTCCTCAAGAAATTATAAAAGAAATTCGGACTAATAAGGGGCTTTGTTATCTAAAACAGGGAAATGGACTCAAATTACATGAAATTAACTCTTTCGTATTAAGAATTTCAAGGTGGACGTGTATTTATGGAAATAAAAAAACTAATGAATGAGACAAGTACGGCAACTTTGGCAGCATTTGCTGCAGCTAATAGCCCAATGTTTGAGGAGTTGATTAAAAAAGCAGTAGAAAAAGATAAAAAATTAACATTTTTGATTAGTGGATTTCCATCTGAAATTCAGAAAGAGATTCGACGTGGGAAGGGAAAAGTATATAAAGACCCTTTTACAAATGAGGTAGTGTGGTGGAGCACTTATGGAACACAAACTAAATAAGGAGAGAACAATATCTTTTTTAAGCAACTATTTTGCTGGAGAATTTTGGGAAGTGCATTATATAAATCCAGTAGTTAAACGATATTTATTTCAAGAAGGAAATTTTTATTCTACTTTCCGACATGTTCCGGGTCAAAATGAAGAGGATTTAGCATTTGACTTTGTTCATACTTTAGTTTGGAGGTGTTCTTATGGGAAGACTAAGACAAATGCAAAAGGTAAGTAGGGTTACAATGGATGCTAAAGTCCAAAAAGCTCTAAAAGAAGATTGGACGGGAATATTTATGCGCAATTTACCTTTATCAATTCAAATGGACATTTCTAGAAGAGAAGGTCAATGGCTTACTCGAGCTTCAAGGGGAGCAACTGCTGAAATAGAAATACACAAAGCTGTTTGGGTGAAAAAATATGAGTATAAATAAATTCATTCATGTGGAAACAATTGATTGGGGCAAAATGCATATGGTCCCCGCTCTATCTTCTGAAAAAGATCTTTTTATGTATTATCATCCAGAATTAATAAAATATATAAAAAAAAATATAGGGAAAATTGAAATTAATCTTTATTCTAAAGAAATTATATGGACGTGGAAATTTGAAAAGAAAAATGACCTTCATAATGAAAGATGAGCCGCAAGTTGTTTTTCAAGATAATAAAGAACAATTAAAATGGTGGAAAGTTATTCAAGTGACCCCTCAGCCGTCAAAAGTTGTCGCCTTATTCGTGGGCCCCACTGAAGAACTCGCGCCCCTGGTCGCGGGCGATTATGTCGAATTTATGAACGAGAAATATTACGACAAAATAATAAATGCCGAATGGCCGCTCCGCAACAAGTTGGAATGGGCGCGTTATCACCTCAGCAGAGCAGAGCAATTGATAGAAGAATGGTTAGATGAAAATAATAAAATGGATGTGTAATTATGGAAAACGAAAAAATAGAAAATGTTATAAAAGAAGCTGAAGAAATGCGCGAATACGTGGAAAAGTTTGAATTGGCCGCAGATGGAATCACCACATTTGGTTTAATTAATGAAGAAAAAACGGGTAATTCGGAGTATTTTTTTGAGGCTATGGGAATTTTGGCAAGAGATAAGGATACTGAAAATGGAGAAATTATTCAATATATCCCCTGGAAAGAGTTTGGACAATTGATTGCAGGAGAAGCTAAGGCGGCACGCGCCCATCTAAATAGACTTGATATGATTATCGAGGAAGCTCAAAATGAAAGAGATGCTGAAATTGGATTGGAAGACTCTTAATCTTCCTCCAAAATCTTTTGAAGAAAAAAAGAATTATTTAATTCTTGTTAGTCATATAAAAGCTAGTTGTTCCCCTATAGCTTGGAAAAGATTTAAAGAGAGAGAGGGAACTATTGAGGGAACTTTTATAAAAGATAGAGACTATCTTATTGTTAAAAAAGTTGTTTGGAAGTGTTCTTATCCACGTAAGAATTCGAGAATTTGAAGGAGGCTTAGAAAACCATTGTGAATTTTATCCTATTCAATGGTGCCGTGAACATTTTCATCCTATTTTAATAAGAGAAATGAGGAAAAAAGGTGATGTTAAAATAATTACCGAAGAGGGTACTTACAATGTATGGATTATTGAAATAAGTTGGGTGTGTAATTATGGTTTGGAATAAAGAACAAAAACTTTTACAAAAGTGGATACAAGAAGATAAAAGAAATCCTGATGTTTGGTGGGTTCGAAGAAATTTCCCTCCTTTTGTTATTGAAAGATTTAAAATTGGAGATGGGACAATTGCTCTAACCAGACGAGGAACCAATATTGTAAGCGGTATTTGGAGATCTAAGTATGGCTTTTGATAAAGCATTAAAAACTCACGTTTTAGCCCTTGGAATTTTTCCAACCCAAATTCACAATGAAATAAAAAAAGAAAAAGGGGAATTAAGCGAAAATACTTCATATGAAACAATTCCAATTTATACTACTAGTTCTTCTGAACCAGTAGAGATTCTTCGCTCTGTAAGGAAGAATTACAATATTTTTTGGAAAGCTTTTTATGGTGACTTTAAAATGTCTGATATTTTGAGCGAAGAGCTTTATGAAAGGGAAATATATAACCCCGAAATTATATTTTCGTTCCCTAATTTATCTGAATTTTTAAGAGAAGAAATGATTAGTGGGGGTGGAACTTTTTATATAGTTAAAATTCCTTCACCACTTTTTATGAATGAAGAATTACCGCCTTATATAAATCAAAAAGAATATATAGAGAGAGGGGAATGGCGTTGGTTTAAAGATTATACTAAAAAACCTAAAATTCATATTCCTCATCTTTATTAATTTTTATATATTCAGCAAAACGTTTACCTTCTTTTTTTTTGAAAAATTCCTAGAAAATCACTCGCTAAATTGGAGTACTAAATAACTACATACGCATAGTACAAATATGTGCTTCCTCTCACTTATAACTTATAACTTCTAAGTGTAATGATTAATCATGATGATACGATATAACACGTGTTAAGTGTTCACTTTTTGTGTTCACATAACGGTGTTATATGGCAATATAACACGTGTTATGACACACTTTGGTACAAAAATTATATAAGCAATGACGATCTATGTCTAAGTATGTCTTTAAATCAATACATTCACGGTGGTGATATATGCAACGGATAAAGCTATGATACATCAATGGTTACTGATCGGATGTGATCTTAATCATTAGATGATGTTAATGATCTAATTAAGAATTAAATTTAATCTGGATTTAGACCAGAAAGAATTTAGTTTTTTCAAGTACGCATAAAAAAGAGGTGATACTATGAGACTATCAAAACAACAAAATACAACAGTTGGTATAATTGATTTAAAACCTAATTTAATGGATATCTTAAAGGATGTAAGCGATAAAGACTTTAAAGGTATTCTTGATGAAATGGATGATCCTAATGAATATTGGACTCAAAACCAAGATATACACTTTAAAGATTTAATGGATAAAGAATTTAAAAAAAGATATTCAATAAAACAAACATCTAAATATCTATATATCGATATTGATAAATTTAGATATCAAGCTATAAAGGAAGGACAAAAACTATCTAATTTATTATTTGAAGAATCAATACCTTTTGAACTTGATTTTAATTTTGAAGAATCAAGTTTTAAAATAGAATATTCAGTATTAAAACTGAATATAGATGATGATATTCAAATAATGGAAAAAATATTAAAAGTCCTTTATATTGGATGTTTTAGGTGATATTATGATACAACTATGTACAATAAAAACAAGTAAAAAAGAAATTGATCAAATATTTGATAGTTCCAATAGTCCTTTAGATATTTGCTTAAAACTCTATAAATTGGTATATCCTAACTATGATGATATAAAAGAAATAAAAGGATATCCTAAAATAAATAAAGAATTTAGTTTATATCTATTTGATAAATTCGGTGAACTGGATCAATCTAATGGTAATACATTAGATGGTAGTTTTTTCTGGATGAATAAAGGCTTTGGAACTGATGAAAAATTAAATGACTGGTTAATATATCCAGCTAAATATGAGATTTAAATCTCATATTTTTTAGGTGATATCATGAATGATGAAAAAATCAAGTATGATCAAGAACTGGACATTTTCTATAAACCAATAATTAAACCATTTAAACCATTAACCGGTGATCTTGATGATTAAGATCACTTATACTGGTTCTGGTAGAGATAATGAATATCGATATCAAAGTAAAGAATTAAATTGCTTAATGTCAATAGTACTAGAGACAGACCAAGATTTATTTAAATTAAATGTACTTCTTGGTAGTATGTATCTTGGTGATTATGCTTTATTTGTTGAAGTACATCAAAACATACTAGAATACCATGTTTTTTTAACATATAGAAAGTTGGTAGATTTAAAATCTCAAATAGGTGATTTAAATGAAGAATTGGGATAAAGTAGAAAATATAAATGGTAAAAAAGAATTTTTAGAAACAAAGAGTAATAACCATGTTCTGGATAATTTAGACATATGTAGAATTAAATATCCAGACCAAGACAACCTTAAGAAGTTCAGATACTGAACTTCTTTTTTTTATCGGTGATAACATGAACATCAGTATAAAAGCAGACTATCTTAAAAACTGGATTTTTAAAAGCTCAATAGTTGGATTAATGAATTTTTTAAGCATAATTATGATTTTATTTTTATGCTTAAAAATTCATTAATTTTTTTTAGGTGGTGATAATGTGGAATATTGCTTTATGTGTGAAAAAATTTTAGATGAAAATAAAATATATTTAGACGAAGCAAATAAATATGTTTGTAGTGAAAAATGTTATTTTAAAGCTAGAGAAAATTATGAGAATTATATCAAAAGCTTAAAATAACATTTTTTAAAAGTTGGTGATAATGTGGAATATTGCTTTATGTGTGAAAAAATTTTAGATGAAAATAAAATATATTTAGACGAAGCAAATAAATATGTTTGTAGTGAAAAATGTTATTTTAAAGCTAGAGAAAATTATGAGAATTATATCAAAAGCTTAAAATAACATTTTTTAAAAGTTGGTGATAAT